ACCTGCGGTTGCAGCGCTGTACCAGACATCTAGACCAGATGAGTTGGACAGTGAGGAGATTTCAGTTTCAAAATACCACACACTAATGCATTGTCGCCATGATTTGCTACACTTCCTATGCAATATGATAACCGGGTTGCCAAATGTTTTTGGTGCAAATACTCTCTTAGCTGATGAGTTCGGTGATCTGATGCCAAAAGTGTTGACCAAGTACTCTCCAGATTTGGTTATCATAAGAGATGGGGTCTGTATTATTGGGGATGTATCATGCACATGGAATCGTGAGTTCCATCTTAATGAAAAAAAACAAAAGTATGACCAGATTGTTGATTTCCTTAGGAACAATACTGATCTGATAGTGCCTGACTTCTATATGGTGTGGGTTGACCCAGCTTGGACTAATTTACACGAGGCAATTGAGGATTTCAACCAGTTTCTATCTGCGAACTCCTTAACATACCGTAAAATACCACAAGACACCCTAATGCAAGTTAAGTCCATCTATGAAGATTTGTCTGAAGATATTGAAAAGCTCAGAAGGGTGTTGCCTGATGATGTGTTGAAAGATATTGTAACTCCTACACCCTCCACTCCAAAAATAGACCCAGAAGAAATGAACAATTGCTCGAAGAAGAGTTTCCCACACTTTGAAACAGTGCAAACAGCATGCTCAAGCTCTACCATGGAGGAAGTTGAAGGTATCTTTGAGACACTCGTTAAAGATAAGAAGATCCGAGAAACTTTGAAAGACACTTTGCATGATGAGTCAATGTTCGAAAAGGCATTCAAAACTCTGAGATTACAGGAAGAAAATTTCCGAAAAGGTAGCATAAAACCAACGTTTTTTGTCCCATTTGCTAATTTTAACGAAGATATCTCCACACAGCTTGGAGATATAATCTTGGAAAAGGGGTTAGAGGGAATGCAGTTAGAGCAAACTCAGGTCCTTAAAATGCTATCTTTTTTGACACAGACAGGCTGTATTAAAGATAGGGACATAAACAGTTGCATAACAAAGATAAATGACGAATTAAATGTAGCACTAAAAAATCAAGGTGAAAAAAACTTATTCAACACAGGGATGCTGACAGGGAATCTAGAAACAGAGAGTTCAATAAACAAGTTGTATACAGAACACCGTAAAGGGAAAGATAGTTCTGTATCCAAAAGACAGTTTTTTAAAAATGCTCTTGGTAAAGATTTGAAGTTGAGAGATCTTCTGCCATATGTCTATAAAAATAAATGCATCCGTGTTACAGCTAATGGTTTGTCTGGAAGTTGGTTTTCAAAGTCAGGAACTGCATTTAAAAAGACTCATGAGGTTCGGGAGTATAAAGTCAAGACAACCATTGGTGAGGAGCACTTTGAGACCATGCAAGAGTTTATGGACTTACTAAATGAGAAAGATGATAAGCCATATAAAACACATCCTT